GCGACCGGGATCGCCGGGATCTCTTCGCCGGTGGTCGTCTTGATGGTGTTCAGCTCGCCGTACATGAGTCCTCTCGATCTACTGGGCTATGCCGGGCACGCCACATTGTGCCGTCACCTTGATCACGCCGTTCACCGGATCGCTCTTGGTTGCGACCGTCACGGTCACCGACACAATGCCATCCTGCTCGCCGTTGACGACCGTCTCGTACTGAATACTGGGGTAGTGGAAGGCGATGTTGTGAGTGGCGTCGAAGGTCACGGTGATGTCGGCAGTGCCGGTATCCGCCGCGACCAAGTGCGCATATTCTTTCGACCCCTTGAGCAGCCGGGCCGTGAACGTGAAGGTCGAGACGCGCGCGCCGATCTCGATGCGTCCGCGAATCGCCGCGCCGTTCTGCATGCCTGAGCCAGGATAGAAGCCGGGCCCGACCAGCAGGTTATTCTTCCATCCGATCTGGCCCGACAACATCGTCTTCGACGTGATGTAATCGTCCCCGTTGATCAAGAGCGTCATCGAGCCCGACAGCAGGTAGTGCTCGGAGACGGCGGCGGGAACGACCACGGCGCTGGGCGTCGTCATCTTGCCGGAGCCGACCCAGTTGACCGTGCATTTCCCCGACGTGCGGCCTGGGCCGTAGGTGAAGTCGTAGGTGAAGTCTTCAAGCGCGCAGCCGATGAAGGCGTTGTCGAGCGCCATCCCGCCGCCTTCGCAGACCTGCTCGACCACCGAGAAGTAAGGCAGCTCCAGGCCGTGGGCGCAGACGTCGATGGGCACGATGGTGTAGGTGCCGGTCGCCTCAGTGACGCCGCCCAGCGCATAGCAAAGCGCCCAGGTCATGAACTCCGCCGAGCTGTACTTATCGATCCTCGCGAGCGGATTCCAGCTCACCGGATAGACGCCCGTCGAGCTAACGAACTCGTCGCCCTTGCCGATTTCAGCGGCGTCGTTCTCGGTCATGAAGCCGGTCGGCGCAAGCTCCGCATTGAGCTGGCGGAACCGCAGGAAGCTGGCTGAGACGGTCGCGATGTCGGTCTGCTTCGCCAACCCCAGCCCGGTAATCTTATTTTGAATTCTGGCTGCCATTACGATTCTCCTTGTGCCGCTGCCATCGCTGGCATGCAGTAGAAGTCAACGCCATCGGGCCCGGCGTCCCCGCGCTCGGGGAACACCATCGTCGAGTAGAAAAAATCCTGGCCCAGCTCATCGGTCTGATGGAGGAGCGGCGGGATGTCCATGATTTCGAGGTTGCCGCCGCAGAGCGAGACGTAGCGGAGATTGGGCGCGCCCTCGGGCACCGTGACGGGGAGGTTCATGCACATCCACCAGAGATGCGGCGCGCTCGATGCGCCCCCGTTTGAAGCCTTGTTGCGCGAGCGGATGTAGAGGTTCACGCGGTGCTTCCAGACCGACGTTCCATCGAAGTTCCCGCCCAGGTAATCCCAGTACGCGATCAATAGCGACGGGGCCCGCATCTGCGAAACGACGCGAGCAACGGAGTTTTCCTCGCCCGAATAGTAGGAGTGGACAGAGATCGACTCAGTGGCCGGTATCGCCGGGCCGCCCAGCTCCGCCACCAGCTCGGGGATCGACTGGAGCGCCGCCGCTATCGAATTCGCCACCACATCTGGATCGAGCATCGGTCCTCATCATTGGTCAAACGGTTGCGTGCGCGCCCGCAGCCGGATATGCAGGCCGCCACAGCGGTCGCCGTCCGACTGCACCACGTCGTAATCAGTGCCGCCATAGGTCGCCGTCTGGCCTCTCACCGCCATCACACCGGCGGAGGCCGGAATGAACAACATCAGCATCACGCTGCCGGGCTGCGCGCCGGGCACGTAGTCCTCTTCCATGGCCGGGTTCTTGACGATGCAGGGCACTGTCACGTCGCCCGAAGCATCGTTCGGATGGAGCGTCACCTCAAGCGGAACCGCCGTGGGATCGACCTTCTGGAAGGCCGCCGTGAGGATATCGTCCATTCTCCCGACCAGGGCATCGAAGTCCACTACTTCCTCCTCGGCGGCGGCGGTGTGTGCTTCGGCATAGGCGGGTAGCTCTTCTGGAGCGGCACCTCGGGCGCGTCCACCGCAGGCAGCCCGGCCACGATCTCGGAGGCGACCGGCGCTATCGGCTCGATGACCGCCTCCTGGCCGCCGTGCATCCGCCGGAACTCTTCGCGGTAATACTGCTGCATGGTGCGCTGCGGATCGACGGGCTCCAGGAGGCGCTGCTCGTAGAACTGGCGGAGCCGGGTGCCTCGGATGTCGAGCGGGAACAGCTCGGGGTTGAGGGTCTCCCCGACCGGCACCGTAACCTCGCCGATCTCGAACGGTCGCCGCGCCACCTTGAGCGGCGGAATGCCGTCGCGGGTGAGCGTGTGCCAGGGCATGAGCGAGTGGATCACTTACACTCCTGGATGACGACCGCCACGCGCGGGGTCTTATCCCCCTGGGGCCGCATCTGCTGGTTGATCGAGCCGATGAACTCCTTGCAGATGCTCAGAGCGGGCTCGACCACGTGGTTCTGACGCAGGTAGCTATTGACGGCCTCGCGCAGGATCTCGGCCTTATCGTTGGTCCCAATCACGGTGAATCCACCGGCCAGGGTCGCCACCTCGCCGCCGGTCGTCACCATGACGTCCAACTGGCCCAGGGCTGCCACGGAATCGATGGCAACGGTGGCTGTCAGGTTCAGCTTATCGGAAGCCACGACGTTACTCGCGGCCAAGCCGCTGCCGCTGAACGACACCGTGGATGAGCTGGCGAAGTGCGTGCCCGCGCCGACGATTGTGACCTGCATGCTGTCGCCCTGCGCGCCGCTGTTCGGATCAACCAATACGAGGACCGGAGCCGCCTCGGGCTCGGTTGCCGGAGCCGGAGCGGGCTGTTCGGCTTTGGGCGGGTGGGTCACGGTTTGGTGGGTTGCAGACTGAGACGCGGGGTGTGTCGCGGGCTGGGCCGCCTGATGGACCGGGACCGGGGTTACCGCCGGAGAGGCCTGGGGTGGTTGGTGCTGTTCAGGTTTGTTGGTCGGCATAAGTCCCCCTTTAGATACAGCCCTGCATGAAGCCGCCCATGTCGGCGCTGATGACCTTGTGGCAGTAAGCCGACTCGATCTCGACGTGGGTCGAGCGATCCGGCTGGAAGTAGTACGAACTGATCCGCTCGCCGTTCGGGGTGGCACCGAAGTACCCTGTCCAGGCGAATGTGTACCCGCTCGCGGGAGTCATCAGGCCGGGCGCGGAAGGCGTGAAGCCGATCCACACGTTGGCACCCGCGAGGAAGGCGTTCGCCTCACCCGCGTTGACGCCGGTGTTATAGCCCGGCGGCACATAGGCAGCGCCTGAATCGACGCCCGCAGCCTCGCCAGCCGTGTTGTAGATCGCATCCGAGACATGGACCTTATCCATTTCGAAGATCTCAGCCAGCGCCTCCAGCACGACCTTGGCGGGCCTGGGGGCCGTCTGCCCGTACTTCACGCGGTCCACGAAATCGGGATGGTCAACGAGGACATCGAAAGTCGGCCTGCCGATCACCATTTTGTTGGCGCGGTAGGTGGAGGTGAGCTGCACGATCTGCTTCAGGTTGCGGATATCTTGGATGGGCTTCGAAGAAGGGTTTGACCACTTCATGAAGCTGTACGCGCCGCCGGGCACCGTGGGATAAGGCGGGGTCGCCGCCGCCGCGCCGGTCCACTGGTTCGACCAGACGCCGGGCACGAAGAACGTGCTCATCCAGGCATACTCGCGGTTGATCAGCGACTGCGTGGTGAGTAAGCGCGTGGCCTCCAGGTCGAGGTTGAAAACGGAGTCGGCGTTACCGCGCTGTTGATCGTCGATGGTCTTGCCGAGCGCCCAGACGTCGCACAGGTACGTCGGGTTGGTATCGACGCGGTACCCGATGTTTTTCACGGTTGTGCCAGGGGCACGCTTTTGCATCTGGTTGCGGTTGAAGTCGGCGCGCGAGTAGACCGTATAGCGGTCGGAGACTTTGGTCACCGGCACGATGGGAAACACGTCGCGCGCAATAAAAACGTCGTCCTCCTGCGCGTACATGGCGCTCATGTCGGTCATCAGAGCGTTGACGTGCAGATCACTCATTGTGGGTTGAGCCATAGTTCCTCTACTCCCCGGCACGAAGACCGGCATCTATTGAAATTGGATCGGGAGCAAACGCACAGGACGTGCGCTTAGGAGCGCGAAGTTATCACTTGGGCTTGAGGCCAACGCGCGTGGCCCAGGGCCGGATTTTTATAGAGTCCCGGCAACTCTGCTGGTTAAAACAAACCGCCTGAACTACACGGTCGCTTCTGGAGTCCCAACTACAAAAAACCTTACGCGGTCGCTGCGTTACCCGGCATCAGCAGGGCGCTGATGATCGTAAGTTTGGCAACCGGGGCCACACTCTCCAGGGCCTGCGCCACAATCGCGCCGGTCGCGTGCGGGATGAACGTACCACCCACGTCGAGATCGAGAAAAGTCGTGCCGCCGACAACGGTCTGGTTCGGGGAGATGACAACCTTGGTGATGCCATCGACCTGATAGCAGGCCGCCTGACCCAGCACCGGGTTATTCTGCAGGACGCCTGAGATCCCCTTGGCGGCGGTCCCCACCACGGCATGCACGCCGGGAGGGTTGTTGGCATCGTTGACTAGCGAGACCCCATAGTATTGCTTACCCGACAGATCAACGCCTGCCGGTGTGGAGTAACAATTGAGTAACCCTTCGTTGTACGACATCCGTTCCCTCCCTAATTACATTGCCCGGCGGGCGGGCATGTCGTCGATGGTGGTGCCCAGGCCCAGGTTCGCCATATAGCGCCGCTGGTTATTGAGCACGTACTCGTTGAGCGCCCGGCCACCGCCGGTGAACGCCACCTGAGCGGCCACCGCGCCGCGCTCTTCCTGGTACCCGTTGTAGATCTCGGGGTTCGCGCGGATGATCCGCTCCAGGCACTGCGACTGCGTCAGCCGCCCGCCGGAGTTGGCGCTCATGACGCGCGCCTGCTCAATGGCCTGATCGACCGAGGCGCGGCTGCCGCCCGACGGCTGGCCGGAGACATAGGAGTTGACCGGCTGCTCGGCGGAAGCCTTCACGCGCCGGGCGCTCAGCTTCTCGATCACTTTATCGACGCCGTAGCCTTTGAGGATGTAGTCGGCGGCCAGCTCGGGCGCACCGGCAATCTGGCAGAGTTCCGCGATCCGCTTGGCGGGCGCGTTGGACGTCAGCTCGGTTACCGACGCGCGACGGGTGACGGCTTTCTCGTCATCGTCGTCGTCATCGGTGGCCCTGGCCGCTTTCTTGTTTTTCTTGGCATCGGGCTCCTCGTCGTCCTTCTTCTTTTTGTCGTCGTCCTCGTCGTCGTCGTCATCCTGGGCGGCGAGTGCGACTTTGGCGTCGGCGTCTTCGGCCTTCGCGCGCTTCAAATCATCGGTGCCTTTAGGCATGGTTTCTTCTCCTGCGGGCTTCCCCGTTGGTTCCTGTTGATTAAGGGCATTATTGCCCGATACTACTGCTGGCGCAACCTTCAGCACTCCAGAGCCACTGACTTTGGCGGTCAGCATCTCCAGGGCTTCATCGAATGTAGCAACCTCGTCGGCGAGCAGCGACACCGCGTTATCGGCGAAAAACACCGCCGCTTCGGTCGCCATGATCTTCTTCACGTCGGCACCGGCAAACCCGCGATTGCGAGCCACCGCCTGGACGAACATCTGATACTCGCGGTCCACCTCGGCCTGAATGTCGGACTTTGCGGACTTACTCAGGGGCTCGTGCGGGTTGCCTTCG